GAAGCAACTAATACTGTTGTTGGCAGAAACGCTCTGGATGCAAATACTTCAGGCACAGCTAATACAGCGGTTGGCGATAACTGTATGAGTGAAAACACCACTGGCGGTAGCAACACAGCGGTGGGTAATCAATCTTTAGACGCAAATACCGAGGGAGGCTCTAACGTCGCAATAGGCCAAGGCTCTTTGAGTACAAACACTACAGGCAGCAGCAATACTGCACTCGGCAAAGATGCTCTATCGGTAAACACTACTGCAAGTAATAACACCGCTGTCGGCAAAAGTGCGCTGGAATCTAACACTACTGGCACGCGAAACACTGCTGTTGGCACGAGCGCTCTTCAGTCAATCACAACTGGAACTAACGCTACTGCTGTCGGGTATGAAGCGTTAACTAACAACACTGGCTCAAGCAATACAGCTGTTGGTATGAGATCCCTAGACGCAAACACCACTGGCGCGCAAAATGTTGCCGTCGGTGAACACGCTCTAGGAAGCAATACAACTGCAGGTGATAACGTTGCAGTGGGTACTGCAGCCCTGACTGCAAACACTACTGGCACGAGAAATATAGCTATTGGCACAGGCACTCTTGATGTAAACACCACTGGCAATGACAACGTTGCTATCGGTCACGAAGCTTTAGATGCAAATTCGACTGGAATCAGAAACGTCGCTATTGGCAGCAGTGCTTTGGGCGCACAAGCCACAGGCAGTGAAAACGTCGCTGTGGGTTTTTATGCACTTGTAAATAACCAAACAGGTGGACAGAAGAACGTTGCGGTCGGCAATGAATCTCTTTCACAAAACACGACAGGAGACAACAACGTTGGGATAGGTCACGCCTGCTTGGATGCAAATACTACGGCCAGTAATAATACCGCTGTTGGCACGAGTTCATTGGGTGCAAATACCACTGGCGCTAAAAATACTGCTGTTGGCTCTCTTACTCTTGATGCGAATACAACTGCTGATGACAACACTTGTATTGGCTATGGTGCTCTTTCAGATAACACCACTGGCGCACAAAACACTGCTATCGGTGGCGGTTCTCTTGGTGTAAATACAACTGCAAGTAACAACGTTGCTGTTGGCTATGTAGCCCTGGGTGCAAACACAACAGCGGCTGACAATGCTGCTTGCGGTTACGCCTCAATGCTCAGCAATACAACGGGTTTTCAAAATACTGCTATTGGTTCTAACTCCCTCAGGACAAACACGACAGGAGCCAACAATGTAGCTGTCGGATATGGCGCGTTGTATCACCAAACAACAGCTAACAATAATACAGCCTGTGGCAGAGATACACTCAACGAGAACACCACTGGCACCCAAAACGTTGCTGTTGGCGCGTATACTCTTGACAAAAATACCACTGCTAGTAATAACACTGGCGTCGGTTACAACTGCTTAGGAGCTATCACAACCGGTTATAATCATGTAGCCATTGGCGCAGAGGCTCTTCGGGACAACACCACTTCAATCGGTAATACCGCTGTTGGCGAAGCTTGCCTGAGAGCTGTTACGACTGGCGGAACAAATACTGCTGTTGGAAATAATGCTGGTCTTGACTTAACAACAGGTTCTAATAATTTACTCCTCGGCTTCAATGCAGGCCGATCAACCTCACCGTCGGGTCAGATACAAACTGGTAGCAACGCAGTTGTTCTTGGTGACAACAGTATCAGTAATATATTTTGCGCTGACACAACGATTTCGTCATCAGACAAGCGCGATAAAACTGACATTACAAACTTCACGCACGGTCTGGATTGGATCAACCAAATGCAGCCCGTCACCTACCGATGGGATCGCCGCTCTTGGTATTTAGACGACCCTGATGGTGACATCCTTTCAGTAACTCCTGACGGCAGTCGCAAGCGTCAACGCATCAACCTCGGCCTGTTGGCTCAAGATGTTCTTGAGATTGAAACTGCAGACGGTTACTCAACTGATCGCGATTCACAGCTCATCGTCAATCAAACAGAAGACGAGAAATCCTATGGAATCAAATACGATCGCATCGTTCCAGTGCTGATCAATGCCGTCAAAGAACTGTCGGCAGAAAATACTGCACTCAAGGCTAGACTTGATGCTGCAGGCATCTGACCTCTCACTTTTACAGAACAATGCCCGAAGAAACCCTGACTGCTGAAGAGATCCAGGCTCATTACGATGCTGCCTTGGATTCAGTCACTGTCATCACTGACCTGATGGCACTGGACAGCCGTGACGACGAGCAGGCTGCAAGTGTTGCCCGCAACGTCGAGCATCTGCAGATCATGGTCGCTAAGGATTACTGGACTGCTGCTCAGGATCTTGCACCTCTGAACGCTGCCATCACCGCTGGTTCTTGATAGATGGCCAAGTCTCTGAACGGGGAATCTTTCGTTCCTAAAAAGCCTAAGAAGACCAGTCAGGGAAATGGCTCACATTCTCGCCCATCACATGGCCGGAAAAAGTACCGTGGCCAGGGAAAACGTTAAACCTCTTCCAAATGCTCAAAATCCTTCTTGCGAGTGGTGTCGCCGTTTCGGCGTGTGCGCTGGCATCTCCTGCTCAAGCCGATTGGTACGTCAATCCTGAGCTAAACGTCGGCGTCGGTCTCGATTCTGGCGTGGGTTCAGGCATTCTCGAAGGCCACCTCGGGTATGATTTCGACAACGGTGCCTATGTCCAGATGGGCCCGGCTGCTGTCTTTCCAGACGCAGGTGAAAAAGAAATCGAATTCACCGGCAAAGCTGGCATCAGTGGCGGCCCTCTCTACGGTGAGGTGTCATTCGGCACTGGTGATGAACTAGGCCTCGGTTTCAAGACTGGCGCGAAGTTCTCCTTCTGAGCTACGATTAAGTGGCAGAGCTGCCCTTCCTGGTCTCACACAGCAGGGAGGGCTTTTTCATATCAGCCATGCAAAAGATCTACAATCTGCTCGGCGTGCTGGGCTTCACGATCTCGGCAACGTTGGCTGTCATCGGCGTGATGGCATATACGCGTGTGCCTTCAATGATGAAGCTTTATCTGAGTGAGATGAAGCTGGAATTGACGAAGACGATCCTGGACCAGGTGCCGGTACCAGAGATCCCCAAAATGCCGCAGCTGCCAGCTGAGACCGGCCCGGCCATCCCGTCAATCAACTGAGTGATCGGATCTCATGGAAATCCGTGAGATCGTCGTGCCTGAGATCAACTCGGCCGTAGACTTGCCGCGTGTCGCAATACCGCAAGCGCCGCCAGTCACGCTAGATATCGGCGTGCCGGTGATTGAGCTGCCTCACTTCAACCCGATGGATATGGAGCCTGAGGTCGAGCCGCAGCCCGCCAAACCTGCAAGACCCAGGCCTGCTGACCCACCACCAGCTGCAACTCCACCGCCGGTCAAGCTCCCCAAAAAAGAACAACCAGCAGCACCAGCACCAGAAACACCAGCACAACCACCTGTCGAGCCTAAACCGCTAACTCAGCGTATCGTTGAAGCAATCCCGACTATCCCGCAGGCAGTTAATACGGCCGGCACATCGGCCATCGCAGTATCAGCCGCCCTAGCAACGCCACTACTGCTCAAGGCGATCCGGCCGACGATTAAGAAGTTGGCAAAGAAACTTCAGCAGGCATTGGGTAAAAAAGTCAAGGTTGAGAGTGTCTATGAGCGTCGGAAGTTCCAGAGGTCGTTACGGAAATAGAATGGGTGTGTGGAAGGGGTTGGTGTGCCCGCACATCGCGGCACACCTTTTCATAGGGGCTGCCTTTGGCGAATCGGATGCCCTTCATCATCAACTCGCCACAGTGCTTCAAACGTGAGATCTCAAAATCGAGTCTCTTATTGGCCAGCAGTTGTTGTTGTAGTGCAAGCTGCGTGTCGACGGCCTCTTTGCAACGGCGCTGCAGACCTTGGTCTAGAGGAATGGTGGCCTGAATCGACAGGCCCAAGTTCCAGTTGTGATTGTCCTTTTGGCCTGTGCGTGTGTCTTTAAAGAAGAGCACGTCGCCTGGATTATCTAGACGTCCATCGTCATCGAGATCTGACAGGTCGTACACCGGATCTGGATAGCTGTATTCATACGGCAGGCCCCAGGACTTGGTGCGGTTCAAATACGGTGTCACCGTCAGCGTCGGTCCTTGGCACTGGATGTTTCCTCCGTAGGTATTCGTGATCGCACTGCCCTGAAGTATCTGAACCGCCTGGTTGCTCACCGACCCGCTGCTGGTCGCAGTCGGGCTGGCGGTGGCCGAAATGCCGCCAACATCCTGCGCATTGACTGGCGCAGCAGCGATTATTCCGAGAAGGAAGAGACCGTATCTGTGACGCTGGTAATTTCGGTGACCCGCTGGATGGTGGTCACGTTTGAAAGACCCGGCCCTTTTAGGCTCTCGACGAATTGAAACGCTTCTCCGGGCTTGACGATTGACCAGTTCGGCCGCTCTCCTAAAGAAGTCCATCCGTTGACCGTGGTGCTGGATACGGGGTTGATTGGGCCATCAGGCTTGATATTGACGCCACTTGCCGAGTATTCAAAGCCTGTCGAGTAGTTCTCGCTGACGATGGTCTCGGTGACTTTGCTGGTGGTCTCGGTGTGGCTGGTCATGGTGCCTTGAGTGAATTGAGGCACCACGGGCGCTGCTGATGCTGCCGGTGCTAACAACAGCAGCAGAAGCCAACGCATCATTCCACTTCAATACTGAGCACCACCTGGCCGGTCGCAGTGGTCCCTGCGCCGCCTGCCGTAATACTCATAGCGCCGTCCGAGGCGATCGTCCCGGCCAGACTGCCCGCGACGCCTCCCGAAGTCGTTGTTGTGTTGCCAAGCATTGGCAGGCTGGTCACTACACCACTACTTACCGAGGTGGCAGTCGGGGTGTCGTCGCCTTCGATGTAGGACTCGCTGTAAGAGAAGGCGTCTCCGGCTGTTGTAATGCTGTACTCACCCGGTGTATAGCCCACAGCACTACCAGCTGTGAGAGTCCCGAGAACAGGAGCAGTATCGAGAGTAATGTTGCTCCCGCTAACGCTAAGCGTTGAGCCAATCCGTGAAGCCTGAGATGCTGCGCCATCTACCTGGAGTTGCACGGAGGACTGGATTTTGTGGATGATGTCTGCCTTGGCAGGCGTCCCCAGCAGCGCTATTCCGACGATCAGAAGTGCGCGGTTCATTTGATGCCTACTTGGGTGTCTTTGTTATCAATGTTAATGTCCTTTTTCTTGTTATTGCCGTTCGACTTGCGCTCGATGCCGAAGGATGCCATCGCGCCTGTGAGCAGCGAGGCAACGAACGTATTGTCCATCTTCATCTGTGGGTATATCCCTAAGTACGAGATGGTCAGCAGCGCCGCACTCCAAGTCAGCACTGCAGTCTTAACGATATCGGCCATGCAGATGCCGTCTCTGTCGTGTTGCTCATCAGGATTGTTGGCCATGATGAAGTAGAGCTACGCTTTACAGTAACGATCACTCTTGCCATGCTGCTCGTTCTGAAGCCGATTGTGATGACCATGTGGCGGTCGAAGGCATTCAAGGAATTAATCGTGGCGATGCTAGAGAAAATCGTCACTAGAACTGACAACGACCTAGACGATCTAGCGGTCAAGCATCTGAAAGACCTGCTGCTACCTGAGACCCGCATCGACAAGTGAGGCTATGGCACATGGCGTCACTCAGCCTGCTCCCATTCTTCACTTTCTTCCGTGGTACACCCCACCAGTTGGCTGCTATTGCAGAGCTTGAACGCTCCATGCCGCAGAGCATACTGGATGACAGTTCCGCTTGGTTTGAAGCATGGCGAGCGAGCGGGATTGATCAAGAGGTCTTCCTGCCCAAGTATTACCGGCAGCTCGATCTGCCCAACGGATACCGCATGTGCTTCACCAGCGCGGCAGCCATGGTGGCTCGGTTTCATGGACGGGTGGTCGATGACGAAGAATACTATCGGATTCGTGAAAAATATGGCGATTCGTCTTCAGTCGGTGCGCAGGTCAAGGCGCTGACCAGTCTTGGCCTGCAGGTGCGATTCGTCCAGGATGCTACGGCCCAACAGGTCGAGCATGAGATCGACCAAGGTCGCGTGGTCCTAGTCGGGTGGCTCCACAGTGGCGATCTTCTTCGTGGTGAGCCCCCGATGTGCGGCTCGGATGCATGTGGCCACTGGAGCGTTATCCATGGGTACGCGGGGAAGTACAGCAGTGATAGCGAGTGGATCATGTCGGATCCACGGGGCATGCCAGACATGGCGCATGGCGGTCATAACGACGCATTATCTGGGTATCGCGTGCGCGTACGGCAGGCTGAATTCCACCAGCGGTGGCAGGCTGATGGACCTGACACTGGCTGGGCGATATTTGTCGACAAGCTGTAGAATACCGTTTTGCGCCTGACACGTGCCGGTATTGAGTGATTGGGAGATCAAGGCACGCTGCAAGGGCAGCAGCATGGTGGTGCCGTTCGATCCTGAGCTATTAAACCCTGCCAGCCTTGATGTGGTGCTCGGCGATCACTTGATGGTCGAGAGCATCTATCAGCCGGAATTCGTACGGCACGACATCTCACATAACACCGAATCTGACCCGTACTGGCTGCAGCCTGGTGAATTCTGCCTGGCGGAGACGCAGGAGACGTTCAATCTGCCTGAAGATTTGTCGGCACAATTTGTCCTGAAATCCAGCCGAGCTAGGGCGGGCTATCAGCACATGCTGGCCGGATGGTGTGATCCAGGCTGGCACGGCAGCCGCCTGACATTGGAGCTCAAGAATGTGCGGCTGCATCACCCGCTGCCACTGTATCCTGGCCTCAAGATTGGCCAGATGGTGTTTCATACTATGTCCAGTGCGCCACTCAACAGCTACGCAAGCGTTGGCCACTACAACAACCACTCGACGGTGATGCCATCGGTGGTTTGAATAGGACAACCGATCTCACATCATGGGCTGGGCTGACTGGATGATGGTGGAGCAGTCCCTAGAAGAGGAGCTGCACCTCGAAGCTACAGTGCGCGAGATCACAGACACCACCGACACAATGGTGCTGACTGACCTGTGCATTCAACTTACGCGCCAAAATTGGCACCAGACCAAGCTCTTGAAGCAGGCAGTCTATAGGGTAATGGAGTTAGAAGCCGGATTGGCAGCTGAGTGATACATGCGCATTGCCTGCTCATAGATCCACTTGGCCTGCCATTCTTGCCTGTGTTCACGGGTCATGCCCGCGTATGTGATCCGCCAAAGCGGCCCAGATGGTGTGTCGATCTGGACCAGCTCTGGGGACGGTGTCATCAGCTTGCCACGAAGTTCAGATAACGGCGCATTTTGTTATTGATGCGCAGAAGACGTTGCCGTACTGCCTCTCTGGAGACAGATTCCGCTGTAGCTATCTCTTGCAACGTACTTAAAGCGTAGCCATCCAGGCCATAGGCCATAGATGCCACCACTCGTTCCTTTTCGGGCAGCTTTTCGATGACTTTGCACGCCTTGTCGATTAGCTGCCGTTCAGCAGATTCTTCAAGTGCGTCTTTCTGCTCACG